ACCGCACCACTAATGGCTTGAACCTTTGCCATTGATTGTTCGAACGATGCAAACGTTTTAACCGCAAGACCACCCATGATAGCTAATGGTGCAGACAATGACATTGACATTGAACGCCCTATTGACTGCATTTTTTTGCCTGAAGAACGCAGTTGTCTTGCTAAATTTTGACTTGATGTGCTAAATGCTTTTAAGTCAAATCCAGCTCTAATATTTATTGTCTTTTTTGCCATTTTAATTGAACCAGTTTGGTTTTAGTTTTTTAAGTTGTTCAATTTCTGCTTTTGTGTATGGATTTGATTTTGTTCCTTTTTTACCGCTTTGTTCTTCCCACTCAAACTTCATCAAATCTTGTGGTCGTTTCATTGTTTTTTGTCCTTGTGATTTTAACGTTACATATGAAATCAATCTTGCAGTTTCCCACAATGATCTTGAATTTATATTTTCATTCAAACGATTTCCAACGTACGCATCCCACACATCTACCATTGAATAACTTTCCAAACACAAAGGAGTTTGTTTTAACGTACCCAACACAAACCCCCTTATGAAATTTTTCAATGGCAATTTTACTTTTTTGCTTCAACCTTTAAATTACCCAATGCACTTAAATCATTTTGCATTGCTTCAGTGAATACACTAATCAAACCCATGTCATCATCAATTGCATCGATAATAAAATCTTTTGTGACCTTTTCACCTGATGCCTTCATTCCAGCATAAGCAATTTCAACAATCATGTTCATTGTGACATTTTCGCCCATTTCTGAAATTGATGAACCAGTTTCTTTTTCATACATTAACAATGCTTTGAAACCGAATTTGAATTTGTACTCCTTGTTTTTAATTTTTATCATGCTACAAATATAAAAAAAGGGAATGAAGTTTCCCCCATCCCCCATTTATCACAATATAACAAAAATCAATTTCTTACACAGTTGCTTTTGTAACTGCACCAGTTCCTTCAAAAGATACTGAAAATGTGCTTGATTCCTCAAGTCCATCAGTTCTTTCAAGTGAAGTGATATAACAAGAACCACTATACTCATTGTCTCCTGATATATCAGTTGTCCATGTTACAACAACTTTTGTCCTTGCTGCAAATACACCGAATAAATCTTCATACCCATAAGATGCATCCTCAGCAAAAAACCCTTCAGCTGAACCGCTAAATGATTTTTGTCCTTCAAGACTCTCTTTCCATCCGCTTGAATCTTTTGTTGATGCATCTCTTGTTGACATATCAAAAGTCAACGAGTTTGATGTTAAGTGTGCTATTGTTGTCCCCGCAACTTGTACTTTTGCGAGAGTTCCGTTTAATATTCCAGTTGAAGCCATTTTTTTATTTCCTTAATTTTTATACAATATTAGTTACTATCTTTTTTCTTTTTTGTAACTTTTTTAACTTTTGGAAGTTCTTCATTGTCCATTGCAACTTGCACAATGTGTTCAATTTTTTCTTCTTTCGTAAAATCATCAAGTGCTTTCGCAACTTTCAAATCAATTAATTCCTTACCCAATTTATTTGAAACACGCAATTGTGTTCCTTCAGGTAATGTTCTTTCGTGGATTGCATAATCCTTTGTTAATTCTATTCTCATAATTTTAATTTTTTTGCTTTTCTTTTTATATACTTTTCAAGTTTATCACTTGCTTGAGTGTATATCTTATCACTCGTTTCAGAATAAGTTTTCTGAATAAAATTCTTTTTTCCAGTTGGATTGGCAATATGTGTTCCAACTCCGTATTCAATCCACCACGCATAAAAACCATCAAATTTTTTCTTGCCTTTTCCATATCTTGGACCGACTAAAACATTTGGATATTTTTTTTGTGGTGATGTTTTAATTGCAAGTGAGTTTTTAAGTTCTTGTGGTCTATAATCAGTGCCTCTTACATTTATAATTTCAGTTCGTTGATTTGGTGCATTTTGTCGCATCTTATCAAGAACTGGCTGCATTTGCCTTCTTAATATTTTAAGGATTTCACTCCTTTTCATCTTGTCATCCAAAGATTGAATTTCAAGCATAACACCTTCAAAACCTTCAATTTTATAGTTTATCATAGTTTCTTACTTGCACTAATCATCAAACCTTCACGACCAAGTTCCTGGATGTCCAGGATGTCATAGTATTTTGAATTGTATGAAATACGCATTGATTCATCTATTCCATCAAAGAACCGAATCTTAAATTTAACCTTGCTTGTGGATGTCACTTGGTCCGCTTCAACTTTTTCATTACCAAGTCCACGTTGCACATTTGCAAACGTTGTGTGAAACGTTGACCAACTTGCAGTGTATTCACCAATCGAATTGGTTGAAAACGTTTGTGATTCAATCACTATCTTTCTATCTAAACGACCTATGTTCATATTTCAGTCCGTTGGCTAACCATTGACATTTGAAACTTTGTTCCACGAGATAGGTTGTGCATATTGCTTCCTACAATTGTATTTTGTCTATTCTCAAACATATCCGAAACAATCATTCGCAATGCTTGTTTCACCATGTCATCAGTATTCGCCAAAGTTGTAATTTCAATTTCAATTGGAAAATCACGATCGTATAAGTTTGGCAAATTGTCCTTCATCTCTACATATGAATAAAGTCCATTTGTCCAAATGTATTTTGATGAATCCAATGCAGTTCTTGCATTGTCAGAATTATAATAGTAAATTGAAAAGGTATCAATAGGATTCACATCAATTCTGAAATCATCCCATTCAGTCATGTACCCAGTCACACCACCTTTGATAAGTAAACCAGCTTCGTTCCATAACATCAAATGTGCAGATGCTATGTAATCATTTATTAAATCATCAAACGATGAATCCAAAATGTTTAAATGTCTTTTTGCTTCAACCAAAGTCAACCCCCAATTGTTTGATGGTGTATAGCTTGTTATTTTTTTGTTTCTTATCATTGATTTTAAAAAAAAAAGAGGATGGGCAAAACCCACCCTCTTAATATATTAACTAATTAAAACTACTAATTATCCGAAGTTACCAACACTGATTGCAGCATCTTGTACAAGTGCAGCATCCCAGTAAGAATTCAAGATTAATCTGTTTGTTCCGCTTACCGCTTGTGTGTATGGATCAACCAAGATTTCAACTCCACCAAATTGTGCAATCTGAACTTTTGAGAAGTCACCATAATAAACAACTGGCTTACTTGCTATGTCAGCAATTTGGTTTGAGAACATTGCTTTAACTCCCATAATCGCTTCATTGATGATTAATGGATTAACACCACTAACTTGTGCAGCAGTGTAAACATCACTGAATAAATCATTTGAGATTGCGAATCCTAAATTACCTCTATTGTGGTTGTTTGATTGTACTTCCTCAACTAATGCCATCATCAAGTTTGTGATGTTTGCATTTGTAACTGGAGTTTTTCCTTGACCTAAATAGTTGTAAGATCCGTTGCCTGAATCGTTCGTAAATAATGCATATTCAACTTTTGCTCCAACCGCTTGAGCAATTGAGTTTCTCAATGCTGATTCAAGTGATTCGTTGTGTTGCATTGCAGCTTGTTTACTGAAATCAACATAAGATGCAAGTCTTTTTGGAGCAAGGTCTTTTTTGCTCATTGCAGAACCGCCATCAGCAGCTGCATCAGTCTCACCTTCCCATTGAGTTGTAACCGCACCCAAGATTGGAATACGTTGGTCAGTTGTTGAAGTTACACGAGTAACACCAAGATCATCAAGAATTGTGTTTGCATAAACTGCATCAACAAAACTTTGAGTTTCGATTCCTGAAGTTCCGTTTTCAGTAACAACCGCACGATTCAAAATCATTGATGGTATAACAACACCATTTGCACTTCGACCAATTGCAGTCATTTCTTTTTGACCTTCTTGAGCCATTTCCAATTCAACACCATCAAGTTTTCCACCAAATGCTGCACGTACCGCTTTACCAAAAGAAAATTCTCTTACTATTTCTTTTTCTTCTTTAGTTTCTGCCACTACTGGACTTCCACCTAAATTTGCTGCTTTCATTCTTATTTCTTCTTCTTTTTCTACTTTTGGAAGTTCATCAACTAATTCAGTTAATCTTTCCATGTTTGTATCAAATGATACTTTTTCATCTTCAGAAAAATCTCTATTTTCTTCAGATACTAAATTTTCAAGAGCATCAAGGGCAACTTTTACCTCGCCGATTTCTTCTCTTATTACTTTACTAT